CTGAACGCCAGCCCGCTGCCGATGGTGACGGCGGTCCAGGTGTTCGCGCCGCTGCGGTAGTAGATCGTGTTGGTGCCGCTCAGCGCGGCGAGCGCGGTGAGGTCGGCGTCGAGCGGCTGGCCCGTCGCCGTGGTCAGCAGCGTGACGCCCTCGACCGCGATCACCCCCGCCGAGACGCGGGTGATCGTGGTGTCGCTGGCGTGCCCGATGTTCACCGCGGTGAACTGCGGACTGTCGCCCGTACCCAACCCCAAGTTGGTCGCCGCCCCCGCCGCGGTGCTCGCCCCGGTGCCGCCGTCGGCCACCGCCACGTCCGTGCCCCCGCTCGTGTACGCGCCGAGCGACGACAGCGTGGACCACGCGGGGGTCGAACTGGTGCCCGTGCTGGCGAACACGGTGCCCGCGTTGCCCGGCGTCACGGAGCCGATCGGCGACGTGGAGGTGGCGCCCGCGACCAGCGCACCGTAAGCCCCCAGGAGGGCCACGCCCGTGCCCCCGTGATCGACGCCGAGCGTGCCCGTGATCGCCGACGCCGCGACGGTTATCCCGGTCACGGTCGCCGCGGCGAAATTGATGGTGGTCCCCGCGACGTAGGTGAACACCACGTCGCCGCCGCTCTCTGTGACGGTGTACCCACCCGTCTGGCTGTTGAGGGTGTAGCTGACCGTGTGCTGCGTCGGGGTCAGCGTGGAAGTTAAACCGGTCGATGAACCGGTGCCGCTGGTGAGGAGCGATTGCGTGATGCTCGGGGTGCCGACGTTCTCCACGACGTACTGGAGCACGGGCGATGTAGTCGGGCTGTCGCCGACGTTCGGCACGACGTACTGCGTGACCGTAGAGGGCACGCTGTTATCGACGGTGAGCGACGAGGTTTGCAGGTCGCCCGAGGGGGTCAGCGTGGGGACGCTGTTGTCGGCGGGGTCGTCGGGCTTGGCGGGGGCGTCCTTGTCGAACACCCAGAACGTACCGTCCCCCGCGGGCCACAGTTGCACCTTCGTGCCGGTCGTGACCGTGGTGCACCCGTGGATCTCGTAGGCGGGCGAGCCGTCCGCGGCGCTCGTGCCGGTCGCCGCGAACCCCTCCGAGAGCGTCGTGCCGAAGGTGGCGGTGTCGCCGTCGTTGATCTGCGTCCACGCGTAGCGATTGGTGCCCGTCGCCCGCCCGGTGATCGACGCCCAGACGGGCTTGCGGTTCTCGTCCCGAATCACCAGCCCGTCGGCGCCCCAGGACGCGGTGACGCCGCCCGTCGATGACACGGGGGTAGGATCCATGCCGCCCCGCGCGTCCTCGGACGAACGGGGCGGCATCGGGGCGGTGCGGCGCCACGGAGGGGGCATGGGATCAGCTCACGGCGGTCTGGCGGAACCCGAACGTGACCTTGAGGCCCGACGCGGTGAAGGTCGGGGTGCCGGCGCCGTTGACGATCGTCATGTAGAGGTTCGCGCTGCCGCTGGTCTTGCAGATGCAGCCGATGTTCTGGGCGATCCGGGGCTGCGCGACCTTGCCGCCGCCGAGGTCGAGCCAGTCGCCCGACGCGATGGGGATGACCGCCTGGATGCCGAGCAGCGCGGCGTCGGAGACGGTCGGGGCCGCGTTGAACGTGCCCCAGGTGGTCGAGAGGTTGGTGACGTAGATCGTGTACGCGCTCGCCGTGTTGTCGTCCTGGTCCACGACGGTGACGGACACCAGTTCGCACAGCCCGCCCGTGCCGAGCGCCGCACTCGTGATCGTGGTCACGTCGCAGATCAAATCCCCGCTGGCGTAGGCGCTCGTGTCGAGCGTGGGCGTGACCTGAATCAGCTGAATCACGTTCCCGGTGGGGAGCGGGTTCAGCACCGTGACCGGGCTGCTGCTCCCCGCCGCGCCGTGGTCGAGTTTCATGTACGCGAGGCGCTCGCCCGACGACGGGGGCGAGGCGGTGCCGATGTTGTCCGCCGCCATCGTGGTGCCGGAACCCGCCGTGATTGCTACTCCAGCCATTGTTTGACCTTTTTTTTCTTGTTACGAGTAGGTCACGAAGCCCCAGAACCCGGTCCACTGCCCCACGGTGATGCTCGCGCCCGCCGCCGACACCCGCACCACCACTTCCGCCGCCCCGAGGTTCTCGATCTTCACGTTCTTCGCGCTCGAGGTGACGGCCGCGCCCGCGGGCGAGCCGAGCGCGAGCGCCGGGCCGTCGGGGTAGATCTTGACCTTGTCCCCGGCGGCGGCGAAGAACCCGTAGAACTCGTTGGACGCCGCGCCGCCGATGGCGACCCCGCTGGAGTCCCCGCCGCTGACGACGGCGAACGTGAGCGAGCGGACCACGCGCAGGTTCGACGCGCCCCCGAACAGGTTGGTCAGGTCCGAGGCCGTGGTGCCGCCGTCGTAGAGGTTGAGCGTGAGCGCCCCGCCCGCGGCGATCAGGTACTCGCCGGTGAGCGGCACGTCGATCTCGCCGTCGGACAGGCCGTAGGTGAGTTCCTGCTTGGTCGTCGCGGTCGGGTTCGCGGTCGAACCGGGCAACGTGTTCGACGGCGCGCTGCCCGGCGGGGGGAGCGTGCCCGAGAGCTGCACGGTGGTGGTGACGACGGCGCGTCCGGCTGAGAAACCCATGCCGGGATGATGCGGGAGGCGGGGGGAACCGGGCGGGGGTCAGGCCGCGACCCACTGGAACAGGTCGTTAAAGTCGGCGGTCGCGTAGGGCTTGGTGCCGGTCGCGGTGCCGTCGAGCGTGACCGTGACCCACGTCCCGCTCGCGTTGAGGAACTTATTCCAACCTCCTTCTTTATATTTGAACTTGAACGTGTAGTCGCAGACGAAGTCGCCGCTCGAATCGTAATACGGATACACGTCGTACCCGACGTACAGCACCTCCTCGGGCTGCCACGCCAGCCCGAGCGGGTCCGCCATATCGAAGTAGGTCGAGTTGACCTTCCCGATGTAGGTGTCGCGCACCGGGCGCACGGTCGCCGGCCCGAGCACCTGCGGGTTCACCGGCGGGGGCCACGGGTCCGCGGGGTTGGCGATGAGCCAGCCCGGAGGCGGGGGCCAGCCGAACGGAACCCTCACCCACTTGTAGGTCACGTCGGCCATCTGGACGACGCGGAACCCGACCTGTCCGATCGACCGCCCGGTGGTGATGTCTCGGAACCCGCCCGCGTTGCTCGCGGCGGGGATCGGCTGTTCCTTGCTGTACGTCTTCTTGTCGCGGACGACGTACCGCAGCAGTTCGCGCGCCCCGCCGTAGGCGACCGGCCCCGCGTTCGCCGCGGTGATGATGTCCGAGATTTCGGCTTCGGTGCGGACGATGTACGGCGTGGTTTCCCAGGTGACCTGATAGCGGCACCAGAGGGTCGCGGGCCAGTTCGTGCCGCCCTGGAGGAACGGCGCGGTGCTCTCGGGACTCAGTTCGTCATCGAGTGGGTCGGGGTTGCCGCCCTGGTCGATCTGGCTCAGCCCGGTACACCACTGCACCCGCTTGTCGCTGCCGTCGCCGACCTCGGGATACCGCAGCGGTTCGGGCAGGTTGCGGCGCAGGCGCGGGATGACCTGCCCGGTCGCGGACGGGAGGATTTTCGCGTCCCCCATCATGTACCGGATCCACCGCGCCGACTGGTTCCACGTCTGCCGACAGACGAGCGTCGTCGCGCCGTGCCCGTGCCCCCACGTCTCGCGCGCGGTGAGGGCGCCCACCTCATACGGCATGTCACCCGTCACGGTCTTCGGCAACCGCGACGTGTCGTTGAACAGGTCGAAGATCGGCATGCCCCGAGCATCGCGCCGGACGGGGGAACCATTTCCCCCGGTTCCCCGCCCCGGTGTCAGGCTGGGGCATCATGGCAAGCAGCGCCGTCGCCTCGCTCATCGACCTGTACAACTCGATCAACGCGACCCACTTCGGGGGGGCGCGCCCGCCGATTTATTTGGGCGAAGCGGCCCCCGTTACCGGGGCGAGCGCCCAGCAGCGCCCGCCGTTCGTCGTCCTGTTCGACGAGGGGTTCCAGCCCGAGTACAACTCGTCGTCGGGCGGGGTCGAAACGGGCGAGGTCCGGCTCGAGGTGTACGCGCTCAAGTTGGACGACACGAGCGGCGTCACGGTCGATTCGATCGTCCGCGGCATCAAGTTCGGGGGCGCCGCCCCCGCGAGCAAATCCGGGTTCGACTTCGGCACGTTTTCCTTCGCCGCCGGCTCCTACCTCTACAAGATCCACATGCGCCGCACCCACGAGAAGCGGTCTTACGCCGGGTTCGACTATCAAGGGGCGCGCGTCCACAAGTGCGAGCTGCGCTACGAGTGCAAGACCGGGCTGTCGCCCACCTGAGCGCCGTGGGTTCCCCCGCGCGGTGCGATGCTCCCCCTGTGTAACCCACGCGGGGGAGTCTCATGGCGTTTCACAGCGCGAACGGCAGCATCATCACCAAAGGCGGGACGACGCTGCACGTCACCAACGTGACCGTCATCGACGGCGCGCGCCTCGTGGAGAACACCTCCAGCGCCAACAGCAGCACCAGTTACGACAAGGTCGTGGCGGACAACTCGGCCACGTTCGACCTGCCCTGGGACGACACGAATTTGCCCGATACGGACGTGGGGCTGACGCCCGGCACGAAGGTCACGCTGGTGTTCGCCATCGGGGCGACCTCGGGCAAGACCGCGACCCTGACGAACACGACCGTCGAGCGCCTCGAGACGGTGATGAACAACGAAAACGACATCGTCCGGAGCCGCTGCTCCACGAAGGGCGGCGTCCTCACCCGACCGGTAACGTAATGGACGACCTCGAGCACCTCGCCGCGCCGCCGGGCACATTCGCCCTCGGCGGCAAGACCTACCCCATCCTCCCCCCGACGCCGGGCGACATGCTCCGCGAGGCGGTGGAGATGCGGCGCCTCGCGAACGCGGCCGGGTCGAAAGACCCCGTCGAGATCGAGGCGCGGTTCTGCCTGCCCGAAGGGGTGCGGTGGCGCGTCTGGTATCACGTTAATAGAAGCGGCACCCCGCTCGCCCGCGAACAGGCCGACGCACTCGTGACCGAGTTCAACTCCGGTCCCGTGTGCCACGCGCTCGACGCGGCCCTCGCGCTGCCGGGGGCCGAAGAGGGAAAAAAAGCGCCGCCGCCGACTGGTACGGGTGGGTGACGACCTTCCAGTGGGCGGACACGCTCCGCGACCTCGCCAGGCACTGCGGGCACACCGCCGCGGACGTGCTCGAGGGGCAGACGTTCGGCCGGTTCTTCGCGGTCTGGTGCCGGGCGCCCAACACGACCGACGGACTCGACCTCGCCGCGCTCAACGCGAAGATCCGCAGGCGGCGCAGGGAACTCGGGCTGGACAAGCCCAGGAGGGGGTGAGCCGTGGCCGACCGACTCGGACTCGAAGACCTCAACAACTGGCTCATCAAGATCGCGGAGAACACCGCCGTTCTCCGCGACCACGCGAAGAAGGGCGCCGGGCCGATGGGCAAGGGCGCCGACGACTCGGAGCGCGTCGCCGGGCGCTTCGAGCGGGCGATGGAGGCGTTCGGGAAGCGGTTCGAGAGCGCCCTCGCGCGCTGGCAGCGGACCCCCGTCGAGAAGATCGTGGACCGCGGGTTCGACACCGCGATGCGGCAACTGGACCGCGCCGCGACCACCCTGATGAGCACCGGGCGCGGACTCGTCAACCGCGGCATGTCCGGCACGCTGGAAGGGGCGCGGTACGACTACGCGATGGAACAGCTCTCGCGGCAGATGGCCGCGGTGTTCTCGCCGATCACGAACGCCATGACCTACTTCGCGACCCGCGTCGAGACGATGATGCGCGGCATGAGCGGGGGCGCGCAGAACCGGCTCATGGGGGCGGGCATCGGCGGGGTGGCGGGCTACATGATGGGCGGGCCGCTCGGGGGACTGGCGGGGATGACGCTCGGCGGCATGATGATGGGCGGGCCGCACGACAACGATTCGATGCGGGGCACGATGGCCGGGGCGTACCTCGGGTTCCGCGCGGGCGGGCTGCCGGGCGCGTTCGTCGGGGCGCTGGCGGGCAACGCGGCCGGGTCGCCGGTCCACCTCGCGGGCGAGGGGCCGAGCGGGTACTACAACCGCATGCGTTCGCGCGGCGAATCGGTGCTCGGGGCGGGGTGGGAGACGGCCGGGCGCGGCGTCTCGATGATGACCGGCGACCTGCTCCGCGGCATGGGCGCGGACACCAACATCGGCATGGCCTACGGCGGCACGCTCGCGATGGGGGCGCGGGACAAGCACCGCGACGTGACGCCGTACCAGGCGGAAATGGGCGAGGCGGGGTCGGCCTACTTCCGCATGCAGGCGGCGACCATCCGCGCGACGGCAACAGCGGGTTTCGAGGACGCGGGACCGCTGAAACCGATCGTGGACGGGATGGTCGAGATCATCAAGTTGCTCGGCAAACTTGCGGGCGTCGAGATGGTCGAGCCGCCCCCGTCGGTCGAAGGCGCGCGGCGGACCTAAGGCAGCGCGTCGCGGACCTTCGCCAGCGCCCGCGGGTCGCCCTTGAACGCGAACCGCCCGCTCGCCAGCCCCCGCTCCCCCCATGTGCCCGCCGTGTCCTTCGCCTCCTGGGGCGTCTTCCTCAACTCGCAGTGGACGGCGTCGGTTTTCCCCGCCTTGATGTCACTCTCCACGTCTTGCCAGTTCCTCGCGGTGGACGACTCGGGGACGTAGTACCCCGACGGCGGGAGGATCCCGCTGCCGGACGTGTGGACGATGAACTTGTAACCGAGTTTCTTCTTCGCGAAGTGGTCGGTGAGATCCTTGTGCGTCCAGTCGGCAGGGGCGCCGGACGTGCCGCCGCCCTCTTTCCCGCAGCCGCAGCACGCCACCAGCACCACGAACAGCACCGTTGCACGCACGTCATCCCCCTTCGGCCTTCGGCCTCCCCCTCGCGCTCGGCAGGCGGTTCAGCCGCTCGAGGTACTCGCGCACCGCGATCTTCACCTGTTCGGCCAGCGTGTTGAACTGGTCCGCCGCGACGCCCTCGAGCGCGACCGCGAGCGCCTCGGGGATGCCCACGATGCGCCGCGCCTTGTGCCGGTCCGGGTTCTTCTTCTTGTTCGCCACGGGGTTCATTGTCGGTAACGCGGGGCGCGCCTCAAGTGTGCCGGCCACCCTCTTGGTAGCCATTCGCTACTAATCCTATCGGTTTTCGATTTTCATAACTATACCATTGACCCTGTGGCTACCACTGGCTACTATTGGCTACACGAGGCGACCGATACCACCCCCGAGACGCACGAGGTTCCGACCATGTCCCGATTCGCCAAGCTCCGCGAACTGCTGACCCTGGCTCACGGCCTGGAATCCGAAGCCCGCAAGATGCGTGCGGGCAGCGTCGGGCGGGTGGACCGGATGTGCGAGGCGGACGGGTACAGGGCGAAGGCCGAGTACCTCGCGGGCCGGATCGACGGCGACGAGTACGCCGCGCGGCTGCGGGAGGCGCTGGACGCCAAAGCGTACCCCGTGGAGGGGTGAGAGTCTGATACCTGCCCCCTCACCACCCCCGGAAGGAGTCCTGAAGCCATGCGTAAGTTCCTCCGCAACGTGACCGAGTTCGCCCTCTTGCTCAGTACCGGCTTTATCCTCGGCCTACCGTTCGCCCTGGCGATGCACCTGCCGCCGGCGATGGCGGTACTCCTCGGGTTGGTGCTGTTGGGGGTCGCGACGGGGTGAGGGGGAACGGACGTTGTTGTTCGCGGCGCGGCGCGGGATGCTCTGTTCACACAACTACTTACGAGGTCGCTTCCATGCCCCCGGTCGTCGTCACCTGCTCGAAGTGCAAGAGCCGCACCCCGCAGTGGGTGCAACAGGGTGCGAAGCTGCTGTGCCCCGCGTGTGCCACCGACCCGGACAAAGAGGCGGCGGCGGACGAGCGGGACGCGGCGGCGCTGGCGCGGTTTTACCGGGCCGTGTTTGGCGAGACGCAGCAGAAGCCCAAATCGTAACGGCACCACAAACGGGAGGGACGGCGATGAAACTCACGAAAGAGCAGCGCGAAGCGATGCGTGCGGAACTCGCGGCGAAGCGGGAGGCGTCCTTCCTTTGGTTCCTGTGCCGCAAGTGCGAAGAGTTGCACCTGTGGCGCGGCGGGGTGATCCGCTGCTACTCCGCGGACGAGGCGCCCGAAGCGGTCGTCAAAGCGAAAGCGGGTGCGTAATGGCGTCCCTTCGCTCTCTTCGGCGCTCCCTGCGTCGAAAAGCCCGCCGCGCCCTCGGGGGCGCAATCTACGGCGTGACGATCGCCGGCTGGTCGCTGTGGAGCGTGGTCTACTGCCCGTTCGCGGTGGCGTTCAGCACGGTTGCGTTCGTGCTAACGGCGGTCGCCGCGGGGGTGATTGCTCTGGTCGCGGGGGAGTAGCCCCGGCTCAGTTGATGCTTTCGCAGTACGCGGTCGTGAACGCGGGAATGCTCCCATACGCCCTTCCCGCACTGATCCCGAGGACGTGGAGACTGATGCTGTTGTCGGTGGCGACGAGCTTCATGCCGCGGACGAGCGGCGTGGTGATGGCGCTCGTCAAGAACGCGACCGTGTGCGTCACGATCTGCTGCGATTGGCTGAACATCTCCCGTTCGCTGCTCGACGCCGTGTTGATGCTGCACTTCAAACTGCTGTCCGCGAGGGTGTAACTTAACGCCGTGCCCCCGCCCTGGTCGGCGGAACTGGCCACGGTGTAGGTGTTGACGCGGTGCGGCGGGTTGTCGTGCAGTGCCATGTGCTCACGCGAAGTGCGGGGTGCGGTAGAGGCCGAGAGCCTGCATCACGTCGGGCGAGTTCAGCACGCCCTTGAGGTAGTCCTGGGCGATGCTCTGACTCCGGCCGTTCCAGGACTCAGAGGTAAACGGAGCGCCGTTCGCCCGCGCATTATAAACGAGCATCACGGCGTCCACCGCGGCCCCGGTGATGAACGCGGGCACCGAAGAAAAACCGGCCGCGTAGGTCACTTTGATCGCCCCGACGATGGGGGCGTGGACCTTTCCGAGCGTGCCGGGATATCGCTTCCACCCCACGCCCCAGGCTGATTGATTCAACCGCGTGACGATGCCGGACCGCGAGATGCCGTTCACCGGATCGTCCAGCTTGAGGCGGTAATCCTCACCCGCCGTGAGCAGGTGGTCGCTGGTGAAGTTCGCCACGACGCCGAGCGCATCGGGGTTGTAATAAACGCTTGTCACACTCCGCGCCGGGCGGCGCATGAGCAACAGCGATTGCGTGAGCGGGGCGTCGAGGATCTCGTCGGTGATCGTCACCGGCTCGACAACCGCCGGCAGGAGCATCTCCGCGAACAGGCTGCTCACGCGGGTGCAGATGGTCGTGATGGACGTGGCGTCCGCGCCGGAAAAGGTGAGTCCGGTCTGCGCGACGACGGCGGTGCTGTCAACGATGGCCATGTGGCTACTGTGCCGCGGGCGGGGGGAACCTTTCAGGCGGGCTTGCCGCACTTGCGCTCCCAGGTCCGCACGCGGTGACAGTTGGCGCAGACGACCTCGCACTTGGCGATCTCGGCGGCGCGGGCCTCGGGCGACAGGTGCTTGAGGACGGAAACGTGGAACCGCTTCTCCCCCCGAACGTGGTCGAAGTCCAGGGCGCACGCGTGCTCGCGGTATCCGCACCCGGCGCACCCGGCGGTGAGTTTCAGTGCGTCCAAGAACGCACGCCCCTTTGCCCGCTTTTCGTTTAGTAGTTCGCGCTGCCGCGCCCGCTTCCGTTGTGCCCACTGAGGTTCAAAGAGGTCGGGTTGCTTGCGCGGGCGGCACCGACCCGGCCCGGTGGCGGCGAGACGCGCGGCCGACCGAAGGCGGTGGCACCGAGCGCACACCACGTCGCACTTGGCTATCTCCGCCTCGACCGCCGCCTTCGCACGTTTTGCGCCCGGTCCGATGTCGAACAACTTCTCGCCGCGAACGTGGTCGAAGTCGAGCGCGGCGAAATGCCCCCTGTAGCCGCAGTCGGCACAGCCATTCGCCAGTTTGACGCCGGACAACCACGCCGCGCGTCGGCTATTGTGCTCCTTTTGCGCCTCACGCGCGCGGCGCTGGCGATCGGGAGTGCGTCGATAATACCGCTCCCGCTCTTGCTCGTTGTGCTTAGAGCGGGCGTCTCCCTTGCCCCGCCTCAACCGCTGGTACGCGTTGTGCCCGGCCACGCACCCGGCGCACCGGCACCCGCAGGCGTACCCGCTGTTCCCCACTGCCAGGCTTGGCCGCAGGTGCTCGTCGCGACTCGCCACGCGGTTCGCCTTCTCGCGGTTCCGCCGGTTCGCGGCCTTGACTCGTTCGCGGTACGCTTCGTCGGTCGCCCATCGCCGGGCGTGCGTCTCGCGCCGCTCCTCGCGCCACGACTTGACGCACCCCTCGCACCGGCATCCTCGGTAGAAGTGCCGCAGATCCCACTTGGGTCCGCCCGGCGCGTCTTGTGTGACCGGGTACGGGTGGGTAGGTTGTTCGGTAGCCATCGACTCGCACCTCGCAACAGGTGTGGGGAGAATGGTCAGAACCCCGGAGGTGGTGGTACACCTCCGGGGTTCGTTGTTTTTACTCGGCGCCGGTGGCGCGTGCTACCTCAGTTGGAAGATCCTGTACCCGTGGACGTGCAGCACGGGCTGATCCGTACCTCCCGACTGGCAGACGAAGGTCGGGTACAGCGCCACGATGGGGATGTTCGCGGTGGCCGTGTTGGTGCCGGTGAGGGCGCCGTTGATGTACTGCTCGATCTCGGTGACGCCGTTGACGTAGAACCCCAAGCGGACCTTCGTCGCGCTGACGATCGTGGTGGCGGCGCGGGTGGCGCGGGCGGTGGCCTTCTCGGTGTCGAACAGCAGGACACCGTCGTCGGTCACGGAACTCCAGCCGATGCCGTTGGCGGTGCTCATGGCGCTCGCCGCGATCACGGAGGTGTCGCTCTCGAAGAGGCCGATCGCGGTCTGGACGTTGAGCGCGCCCACGCCGGTGAAGGACACGTTGAACTCGGCCCAAATGTGCTTCCCGGCGGCGGGCACGAATGCGGCCTTGAGGCGCTGGAGGTTCGCGCCCTGCGTGGCGGTCGTGCTGCCGCTGTCGATGGACAGCGTGCCGGGCGCCGTCGTGCTGATGGCGGCGGAACCCGCGGTGGCCTGGGTGAGCGTGTAGTCGCCGGTGGTCGCGGCGGCGTCGTAGCTCGTGAACCGCTCGTCGAGCAGCACGCCGATACTGGGGTCGTGGATGTACTCCAAGAGCGGGCAGTTCTTCCACAGCCCGGTCTGGTGGGTGCTCGACAGGGTCGGGTCGTAGTGGGACGCCACCCCGCCCGACAGGAATCCGCGTGTTGGCATGATCGGTTCTCCGGTGAGCGGGTTTCTACGGCGTCAGTCGGTGCGGAGCGCGGCCAGTCCCTTGTCGGTCAGCCGGACGAGCAGCGCGAGGGCGGCGTGCGCCTCCTGCTTGGTCGCCGGCACCTGCTTGAACTGGTTCGGGACCACGCGCCCGTTCGCGTCCGGTTCGGTCTGCGGAGCGTACTTGCGGTACTCGGCGCACTCGACCGGCTGCTCCTCTTCCGCGAGCAGCTCCTTGAGTGGCTTGTGCCGCACGGTCTTCGCGCCGGTCCAGTTGATCCCGTCCTCGATGAGCAGGACGCTGCCCACGTTCTCGGACTTGGTGCCCGGCTTGCCGGTGACGACGTGGGCGCGGCGCCCGAACTCCACCTCGCCCGCCAGCCACGCCTTCGCGAGCGCGGGTAGCGGCACCTTCTTGAGCAGTTCCTTCACGGGCACGGTCTGGTCGAGCAGTTCGCCCGCGACTTCGGCGGGCGGGGCGGCGGGAGCGGCCGGCATGTCTTCGGACTCCGTTGCGGGTGAATCGCGCGGGGGCGGCGTGCCCCCGCGGGCCTACGGCGGTCAATCGGTCTTCGCGTCCGGCGCGAGCGCCTGGGCGTACCGCGCGCCCCCGAGGATGGCGACGACGCAGATCAGGTCCGCGTTGGCGCCGGGGGTGGCGATGTTCAGGCGCACGCAGTCGAACCCGCCGGACACGTCGAGGCTCGCCGCGTCCACCTCGATCACGGTGATGCGGTTGGCGGTGGCCGCGAGGTTGAACGTGTCGGACGCGACCGCCGTCTCGGTGTAGGTCGTGCCGGTCAGCCCGGTCTTGACCCAGTACTTCGAGAACGACAGCGCCTTCTCGGAGGTGCCCGCCACGTCGGTCGCCTGCTTGAGCGTGACCGCGGGCGTGCCGCCGGCCCAGGCGCCCTGGCAGATGATGAACGTGACGTGGTTGTAGTTCTTGAGCGAGTAGTAGTCGCCCGTCACCGCGGCGCCCGTCGTGTCGATGGGCACGGCGGCGACCTCGATGCCGTAGTTGTCGATCAGTCGCGTGTTCGCTGCCATCGGTTCGGCTCCACGGGGGTACGGGTGTGCGGGGAAGGCGCGCCCCGACGAATCGGGGCGCGGGCGGTCGGTTACGCGCGGGTCGCGAGCGACACGAACGGCGATTGCGTGTTGGTGCCTTTGAACGGGGTGAGGGCCGAGTTCCACCACGGAGACCCCGCCACCCGGAAGGTGAACCGGAACGCGGTTTCGTCGGTGAGGAACTGGACGTGCATGCTGCTCATCGCCTGCACGCTCCCGCGGGTGGCCGCGAGGAAGGACTTCATGTCGCACAGCAGCACGTCGCCCACCGTGCCCAGCGTCGGGTTGAACTCGGTTTCGATGACCGGGCGCCCCATCAGCGTGGCGTAGGGCTTGTCGGACAGTCCGCCCGGCGGCATGAAGGTGGTCACGCCCGCCGTCCCGATGCCGAGGGTGAGCGTGAACAGTTGCGGGGTCACGTCCTGGTTGATGAGCCACACCGCGTTCGTGCGCCCGCTGCGGTGCAGCCGCGCCCACATCTTGACGATGTTCTCCGTCTGAAGGCTCGCGGCCACCTGCCCGGTTTCCTTCGCCACGCTGACGGTGCAGGCGGCGTTCAGGATGCCGAGCGGCTGCCCGGCGCCGGTGCCGTTGATGATGGCGTCGTTGATGGAGAACGTCAGTTCGTCGGCCGCGTACCGGCTCGCCGCCTGCTCCAGCATCGGGGCGTCGGCCATCAGCTCCTCGGTCGCGTAGTACAGCGCGGCGACCTTGTGCGCGGTCAGGTCGATCTGGCGGAACTTGGGGCGACTGGCGGTCAGCGTGCCGCCCTCGTCCACCCAGTAGGCGCGCGACCCGCCGCGCCGGGAGCCGTTCGCCCGGCTGGTTTCGTCCACCGCCCGGAACTTCATGGACGGCCCGGCCATGTCGTACTTGTCGCACTTGTCCAGGAGCGACTCTTGGTTGTGCATGATCTCGAGGATGCCGTCCGCGTAGGTCGGCGGGATCAGGAACCCGCCGTCCGGCCCCGCGGCCTCCGACAACCCGGTCGCCTTGAGGACGTGCTCCGGGTAGTAGTTGGGCATCGCCTTCGTGATGCGCCCGGTGATCTGGTCCGCGGCCTGCACGCTGCTGCCGGCGCGCTTCACGTCCTGCATGAAGTGCCCGAGCGTCGGCCACCCGAACTGGCCCTCGCCCTTGCGGTCCCGCGCCTGCGCCGGCAGCCCCTTGCTGATGGCGTCCACGGCGCCGCGCGCCTCGGGGGACGGCCTCATGGCGTTCTCGGTGAGCTGCTTCTCCAGACTCGCGGCGCGTGCGGCCAGCGCGTCGTAGTCAGCAGCGGTCTTCGGTGCGCCGGCCATGTTCGTATCTCCCAGGAAGGAAAGCAGTCGTGTTGTCGGGTGGGGTCGTTAGCCGCAAATCTTCTGGGCGCGCTCGAGGCGCCGGATGGCGCGTTCGGCGCGGGCGCGGGCGGCGACCGTCGCCGCGTCTTCGGTCGGGGCGCTCGCGGTCGGGTCGTTCGCCGCCGCCTCGATGCCCTTGCGGATCTCCGCGAGCGAATACCGCTTGGCCCGAGCCGCCTTGAGGATCGGCTTGTACGGTTGGCGAATGGCCTTGAGCGTGCCCTCGTCGTCCGTGTCCATGTCCGGTTCGGCGTCCGCGGCCTCGTCGCCGTCCGGCTCGGTCGTCTCGGACTTCCCGCCGTTGAGTTTGGCGTCGTGCTTGTCGGCCGCGCCCTTCGCCTCTTCCGCGATCGCCTCGACCTTCGCCTTGAGCTTCTCGCCCATCTTCCGCAGTTCGGGCGCGTCGCTGCTCTCCATGTCCGCGGCGAGCTGGTCGGCCGCGTCGAGCAGCGCCTGGGCGTGGTTGTAAAGGGCCGACACGCCGTTCAGTGCCGGGGCGCCGTCGCCCTCGCCTTCGGGCAGATCGGGGTCGTAGGCGGTCTGCGCCGTGTCCATCGCGTTCGGTTCCATTGCTTTCGTCTCCACGGCTCGGACGAGGACGGTGGTCGGCTTGTAGCGCGCGAGCGACTTCACAATCACGGGGTGCAGGGCTTCGCCCGCCACCTTGCCGTCGCGGAGCGCCTTCGCGAGCGGGTACAGTTCCGCGGGCAGCGACTTCAGCACCGTGAGCGCCCCAGGGCACACCGGCTCGACGCAGTGCGTCCAGCGGACGACCTCGGCGCGGCGGAACTCGTAGGCGTCCCGCGCTTCGAGCGGGCTGCGGCCGAGACTCTTGGCGACGGTCCAGTCGGGTTTGAACTCCAGGCTCACACCCGGCAGGGCGCCGCTCTTGACCAAGTGGCACACTTGGCGCTGCAAGACGTTGTCGCGGTCGAAGTACGTCGTCCCCACGGGCAACGCGTGTCGCCCTTCGCCGGGTACGTCGAGGAGCGCTTTGGTGACGCTGTAAGGGGCGCCGCTGCGGTCGAGACTCTTCCGCGCCCACCCAATCGGGCGCCGACCTACGTCCGGGTCCAGTCCGTGTTCGAGGTCGATCCAGGGGTCAGCCGCGTGCGCCCCGAAGGAGAGTCCGTCGGGCAGCACGCGGTCGCCCGCGAGGTCCGCACCCGGCAAGGACAACACGCTCACGACCGCGAACTCGTCCGAAGGCTGTTGCGCCTTCAGGACGGTGCGGAACTGCGTGCGGTGAGTCGCGCCCGTGAGCATGTCAGGGATGATGCGGTCGCCGGGGGGAACCGGAGCGCGAGCATCGCCAGAAATGAGTGACGCCCCTTGAATTCAAGGGGCGTCGTGAGGGCGAGAGACTACACCGGCCAGCCGTCCGGCCCCAGGTCGCGATCGGTCGCCCGCCGCACTGGGGGCGTCTTCGGTGGCCGCTCCATGTAGGGGTAGCCGTAGCACGGGTGCCGAAGGGCTTTGCCCGCCGAATCCGTTCTGCCCGACAAATAGCCCATCTGCCCGACGAATCATCCTGAGTTCAGGGCAGTGACAACGCGTTGTCACTGCCCTGAACGACACCAAGCCCGCTCTTGTGCGCCTCGCCGCTCCAAATTTCCCATCCCACCGTAATCCCCAAATCGTTAAAGCCGCGCCCTCATCCGCCCACATTTTCCACCTGTGGGCGCAGAAAGAGGGCGAACTTCTACAAGTTCGCATCACCCCCGTTGAGAAGCAGGCGTTCTCCGGTGCTGCCGACTTGTGTGGGCAAGATGTTAGCGTCTGGGTGCGTGATGCGCTGCGCCGTGCGGCACAGGCGAAGTTCGCGGAGAGTGGAGGAGCCGACCCATTTTCGCCTTCCAAAACCGAAACCGACGCGCATAATACCTAACGAGGTGTGCGAATGCCCCCGGCAGGACTTGAACCTGCGACTCCCCCTTTACGAGAAGGGGACTCTGTCCAACTGAGTTACGGGGGCACGACTGCACTTCGCGCCTCCACGGGTGTTACGAGCGCCCGTGGGGCACGAGACGACACCGCTTAACAACCGGCAAGTCTCAGGGTTCGCACAACCCGCCTCCTTCCTGTGCTTCGACCGCCCGCGCGTCCCGGCCTGCTAAAACTGAGAACGCGAGCGAATCGAATGGGTAGGGCACACGACCGGGCTTGTCCCGGTCGCTGTGTTTTATGCGACTACTCAACGTCGCTATCTTCGGGGTCGTCCTCGTCGTCCTTTACCGTCGCCACCTTCGCGAGATCGGGCCGGAACTCCACAAGGGTTCCGGGGCCGCGGGCGGCGTGCGACGGAATTTCGGAGATTGATTCCGCCGAAGGGTCTGCTAGACTCATCGGCGGAGGAACTACCCATGTCCGAACGAAACGCGATCCCCGGATTCGGGGCGCGGCTGCGCGAACTGCGCACCGCCGAGAATCTGAGCCAGCAGCAGTTGGCCGATGCCGCCGGCACCCACGCCGACAGCATCGTGAAGATGGAGAGTGGGCTGCGCTACCCCTCGCTGGAGTTGGCGTGCCGCGTGGCCGACGCGCTGGGCGTCACCGTCCTGCACCTGCTCCCCGCAGGCGCCCCGTGGTGGGGAAAAAAGAATTCCAAAAAATCCGCCGATTAGTCTTGACGGCATCCGCCGATTAGTCTAGTATATCATCATGACGCGAGCGGCACCCCGGACGCCCCGGACCCGCGAGCCGAACCCCAACGGGAGACGACGATGAGCGCGAAGTGGACGCACAAGGTGATCAAGACGCAGCGCGGCGGCGACGGCAAGTGGTTCCGCTACCCGGCGGCGGCGACCTTCGATTCGGTCGAAGCGGCCGACGAATACGCCCGCCACTTCGCGGCACAGCAGGCGGAAGTGGCCGGGACGCGAATCCTGGTCATCACCCGCAAGGGTGACGCGGTGGTCAAGGACTACCGCACTGAGGACTTCCGCGCCACGGCGACCGCCTGAACCGCCTTACACCCCCGCCGCTCGCCCTCCCGCCCCGGTTCACGCCGGGGCGGTTTCGTTTTGCGATTCCGGCGGCTCAGGTGGACGACTTGTAGTCGTCCACGCCGAACCCGCCCCACACCTTGCTCGCGTGCCGGCGGTCGGCCTCGGCTCGTTCGGCCGCGTTGGTCGTGTCCTCGCCGGCGCGGAACGGGCGCACGAGGTACTCGTCGCGCCCGTAGACGCGCCGGTGGTCGGTCACCACCCCCACGCCGGTCACGGTGTCGCCCTTGCGGTACAGCGGGTGCCCGCCCTCGGCGCGCTCGGCGTCCCCGTTCCACGACGCTTCGGGCGCCGGCAGGTTCAGGTGGGTGCGCCCCTTCGTCGCGCGCCACGCCTTGTGCTCGCCGCGCGTGACGGTCTTCTTGGGGCCGATCTGCACGGGCAGCGAGTCCGTCGCCGGGTCCGCGTCCAGGCGCTCGGCGCGCGCGAGGAGCGCGGCGCGCACGTCGGCGCGGCGCTCCCGCCCGGCCGCGGCGCGGAGCGCCTCCGGGTGCCGCTGGCGGAACATCTGGGCGACGGCGCCCGTCTCGTAGGACGCGTCGAATTTACTCGGGTCGAGTCCGTGCTCGGTCAGCGTCGCGTGGTCCGCCGCGAGCGCGTCGGCCTCGATTTTGGCGCGCGCCTGGCGCTGCGCCTCTTCGCGGGCGGCGACCGCCGCCCGCTCCGCCTGCCGCCGCGCCAGATTTTCGGCGCCGAGGCGCGACTGTTTTTCGGCCTCGCTTTCCGCGGCGGTGCGCACCGCCGCGCCCCCCGCGGCCTCGGAGATCGCGGCGGCGATGTCGGCCTCCGTGTGCCCGCTCCGCTCCGCCAGCCTGCGGATCTTGCCGCGCGCGAACTTGTTGCCCGCGGTCAGGTCGGCGACCGGAACCTTGCTCTGCGACAGGTACTCGTCCACGACCTGGCGCGGGGACGGTTTGGGGGCGCCCCCGTCGGGCGGGGCGCCGGGCGGCACACTCGGCGGCGGGGGCGGCGCAACGGGAGGTGCCGGCTTCCGGCTCGCCGCCGCGAACTCCTCCTCCGTCGGCGCCTCGTCGTCGGCGCGCCCCGCGAAGCTCCGGGCAGAGAGCGGCTGGGCCGGGGTGCCGGCGGTGTTGGCGGGGGTAACGGGCTCCTCTGCGGTCGTCGGGATATCGACCTTGTGCAGCGTCGCCCCGGACCCGCCGTAGGGGTGCTGGATCTCGCCGCGGGCGATCTGGTGCCGCTGGTCGGCGGGGACGACCTGCGGCAGGTCGTTGCGCGACAGGCTCAGGTGGTCGGACTGGTGCGCGCGGAACAGGGCCGCCTTGAACGCGTCGAGCGTCACGTCCGCCGGGAGCGCCCCGGTCTTCTGCATGTGGTCGTAGAGGGTGCCGATGAGCACCGGGTGCCGGTCCCACGCCGAGCCGCTCGGCCGGAACTCGTGCCCCGCGAACGACGGCAGCTCGCGCCCGGCCGCGTGGACCGCGCGGGCGAGCGCGGCGGGATCGTCCAGCGAGATCGGGGCGGGGGCGGTCGAGAGCGGGGCGGGGGCTGCGGGGGCGGGCGCGGCCTCGGTTGCGGCGGGCGCTGCCGGGGTGACGCCGTGCCGTGCGAGAACGTCGGCGGGCAGGTCTTCCTTGCTGCCCGCGATAGTGTCTGCGTACTGCCCGACGTACTTCTTCGCTGCCGCAATCGCGGCCTTCGCGGAACCGCCGGAACCGATCGAGTTGCCGGTGCGCACGTCAGTGACCGACCATCCCTTGCCGCCGATGTCGCGGTGAGCAACAAAGGGGCGGTCGCCGGTTTCGGGGAACGTGACCGCGTCGCCGGTCACGTCCTGATGCTTCGGCGGCGCGAGCGGGTCGGGGTCGGTTCCGTCGATGTACTTCACCGTTGCCGTTGCCGGTTGCTTCTTCGCGCTCGGCTTCGCCCCCTCCTTCGGCTTCCCCATCCCCGCCTCGTACTCCGCCCGGCTCGCGATATCCGGCACCCTGATCGTCGGCGCCTCCCCGCCCGTGGAGACAGCGGTAGCACCCGCGAGTCGCTCCTCTGCTCGGTCGCGCGCCTCTTCCGCCGCTCGACTACCGGGGCGGTCCTCTTCCCACGAACGCATGCGCGCGGCGTGCCCTTCCGCGGCGTCCAGGTGCGACGTGTCAGGGAGCGGCGAAGCGTCATCGGCTCGCATCTCCTCGCGACTGGTGACGGTCGCCCCTTCCGTGGCCTCGTTGAGCTTCTCCGCAGCAACCCCGCGAACGTGGCTTCTCAGGCGCTCCACCATCGCCTCTTTCTTCCGGTCGCCCTTGAGGTTCGCGGACAGCCACAGGCGGGCGCGCCGCAGGTCCGCGACGGTCATAGAGGGCAGGTGGTCCGCGAGGGCGTGCAGGTCCGCAGCCGACACGGGTTCGCCGTCGATCACCCCGCGCTGGACTTTGCTAATCAACTCGTGGGCGCGGGCCTTCGACTCTTCCTTAGCCAGTCGCCGGCCTTGTGCCTCGTGCTTCGCCTGCCCGCGGCGCGTGCGTCCGGGGTCTTCGTCCCCGCTGAGCACCTTCTCCAGTTTCTCGGCGTCTTCGGGCTTCACCTTCGCCCTCAACTCCGCCGCCTTCTCAGGATTCGCCTTCGCCTCCTGCATGGCGTCTTTCGACAGGAACTTACCGTCCTTGCTCCGCGGGTGCTTCGAGGAGTCCCACGCCTTGCGAATCGCCTTGCGCTCGCCGCCGAGCGAAACAACGGTCTGCTCGCGCTTCGCCGTGGAGTACGTCAACTCGTCCACTTCGCACGACTCGTTGACCGCCCCCAACTCCGCGAGGTACTTGTCCGCCAGCCCCGCTTTCACATACGCGACCGTCGCGTGCGGGTGGTAGGTAGCGTGCGTGTCGGTGTGCGGCAGCGCGCCGAGTTCGCCGTTGAGCCTCACGAGGTCGGGGCTATCGACCTCGGCGTAAATCACGTCGTAGGCTTTGCCCGACTCCGCGCCCCGGAACGCCTTGAGCGCCCCGACCGTCAGCCGCACCGGACCGAACCCGGCGACGACCTCCGCGATCGGTTCGGGGCGGTCGATGTGCAGCCCGTAGCGCGCCGTGACGTGCGGTTCCGTCTCCCGTCCGTCTTCCCCCAGGTCCGCGTCGGGAATCAGTGCCGCGAGCGCGCGTAGCTTCTTCTTCGCCGCTCCGGTCAGTTCGATTTGCGTGCTGGCGTACTTCGCCTTCGTGCGCGGGTACGCGTGCCCGTTGGCACAGTGCGCGTTGCCGTTGGGGCGCCGTTCGCAGGCGATGCCGGGTTCGCGGCACTCCGGGCAGAACCCATACGGCGCGGGGTCGTGCCAGTCGTAATCGCGGCCCGCGCGGATGTCGTTGACGCTGATTAGCGCCTTGCCGATGGTGCCGGTGTGCGTCCCGTCCGCGACGTGCCGTAGGAGTTCCGGGTCGTCAATGAGGGCGCGGAACCGCTCGGCTACGGCTTCGGGATCGTCGCCGTTCTCAACCGCCTCCCCCACCTCTTCGATGAGAAGGGCGAGTAGGGCTTGATTCGTGGCGTCGGGGTCGTCGTAGAGGTCCGTACCGTCCGGGTCGGAAGAGGTATCAGAGGCGCTGTCGTCGTCGTCCTGTGCGGGCGGGTCCGTGGCTTCGCCGCTGGCGAGAAGGCGGTCGATGTGGCCGCCAGGGACGGCGACGTACTCGCCGAACAGCTCGGGCAGCAACCTCACCGGGGACACCGCCTTCGCAACTGCGCCGTCGGCGGGCCACAGCCCGCGCGCCTTGAATACGGCGGCGCACTTCGGGAACTTCGCGGCGACCGTCCCGGGCGGCACGTCGGACGCGTAGAGCAGGCGCCCGAACTCGGCCAGCCCCTCGGACGGTTTGGTGCCCGCGTACTTCGTCAGGGGCGGCGCCGCATCTTTGGCGTGGGCGATTTCCGCGGCGAACGCCTCCCGCCACTCGGGGGAGTTGCTGACGGCGCTCTGCGGCCCGTCGATGGCGTGCGTCAGTTCGTGGGCGTACAGCCCCGCGAGCGCGCGGTAGCGGTGCTCCTTCGGGTCGCCGGAGACGCGGTAGTCGGCCGGGTCGAAGTCGGCGGGGACGTACAGCTTGCGCGAGTGCGTGCCGTACATCGCGGACGGCTCGCGCCGCGCCTCCCGCTCCATCACCTCGTAGATGCCGGGACTCTTGCTCCTCCACCACTCCGCGTGGTCCGCGACGATGGCGTCCGCGATCTCGTTCAGCGTGCCGACGGTCGCGCCGTCGAGGTTGGCGGCGATCGCCTCGTGCGCGGTCTGCGGCATCCGGGCGAGCGCGGCCGCGGCGTGCTCCGCGTGCGCCTTCGCCGCCCCTTCGCCCAGCGTGCCGGTCCCGGACTTGATGAGCGCATGCACGCCCGCCGCCGATTCGGGCACGGCCACGGTTTTGCGAGGCGCCTGCCCCGAGGCGGTCGCCAGTTCGTCGCTCGCCGCCTTCCACTCGGCGAGCGCGTCGGGCGACAGGTAAATGGACGCGCTCTCCACGTCGCGGATGGCGCCCCGCTTGACGGGTTCGCCCGCCCGCGCCGCGGCGATCAGGCGTCGCGCCTTCGAGTCGTACCGCTGCCGCATCTCGTCTCTGGCGTCCGGTTGAGCCTTACCACCGTCGCTCGCGCCACTCGACGCCCCGCCGCTCTCGCTCCACTTCCCGCTCTCGTCGCGCTTCTCGTTCGGGTCGAACGCCTTCGCGACGGGCGACTCGATCTGCTCGCCCATCGCCTCGTACAACTCCGCCAACAGGTCGCGGGCTTCGGCTTCCACGTCCTCGGGGTGGAGTTGCATGTCCAGCGCCTTGCCGAGTTGAGACGCGACGGCCCGCCGAATACGACTGGCGGCTTCGGCCAGGGCGATCGGCAGCAAGCTACTCCCAGGAATGGGGGTGGGAGCCAGGAGGATGCACGCCCCGAGGATCGCCTTCGCCGCGTTCTCCCCGTAGCGCTCAGCGAGTCGCTTGTACTTGGCACTTACGAAGTCCTTGACCCGCTCCCGGACGGCGCGGGGCACGTCTCCGATGCGCTGGAGCAGGCTGCGGGCTTTGGCGTCGGCGGGGTGCGGGCCAGTCGTTCCGCCCGTATCCGCGCGAACAGTTGACGCAGGCGCGCCTCCGCTTGCGGGTTCGGCGCCACGATTTGAAACGGCCGCTCCATTGCCTCCCCCGCTGCCGAACTTCCCGTCGGCCGCTCGGTGGTGCTTCGCCTCATCGAACCCGCTGGCCTTTTGCACCAGCCCGATTACGTCCCTCGTGCTGCCGTTGAGCGCACTGAGCGCCTTGAGCACGCTCACGGTCCGCTGCGCCCCTTCATTATGGCTGCGCTCGCGCTCGGCGCGAAACGTCTCCGCGAGGAGGTCGGCTTCCGCGTGCGAGAGGTTGAGCGCTTCCGCGAGGCTGTACAGGTCCGGCATGACGGCGCTACTCCGGGTGGGTTTGCAACCACACGCTCCGCACCACGTCGCCGCTGGGCAGCGGCGGCATGTCGTGGTAGGCGCGCAGTTCGTTCACGGTGATGTGGTCGCGCTTGTACGCCTCGATCATGTCGCTGGACGACATGCGCCCGCCCCAGATGTCGCGCTGGCCCCGGCGCGCGGCCAGTTCGCTGTACGTCGTCGGGAGGTCGTCGTCGGGCATGGGGCACACTCCGGGGGCAATCCCCTTTGAGTGTGCCGGGAGAGGGGGGAACCTACCTCAGACGGTGGTCAGGCGCTCGAGGAGCGCCTTGAGTTCCGGGCGCACCCCGGAGCGGGATTTGGCGACCCCGCCTCTTGGCGGCAGCGAGCCGGCCCCCGCCGGGTTGTCCGGTCGCGGCGGGGAGACGGGGGCGCCGTCGCTGCCACCTCCGAGGAGGGCGGCGAGCGGGTCCGCGGCGGCAGAGGGGTCGGCGCCCGCCTGTGCGTCGGGCGCACTACCGCCGGGCGGGGCTTGCGGTTCGGGCTGGGGCATGGCCTGTTGTTCGACCCACTTCGCGAACGCCTTCGGGGGCAGGTCGCCCCCGTTAATCGGCTTCATGTCCTTGAGCCGGCGGATCTCGTTGACCAAGATCGAATCGCTCTGGATCATCTCGTTAACGCTCGGCACGTCCCGTTCGAGGTTGACCACCTTCGGCAGTACGAGCTTGCACCGCAACTCGCCCGGTTTCCTTGACCACGGTCGGCAGAGGTGGTGCGTGAAGAAGTCGCCCGCTGCCTTAACTCCTCCCTGCCAGCGGTCGTTTTGTTCTTGTCTCGCCGCGTACCGCTCGGCGTAGCCGCCGCCTTCCGTGATGCCCGCGGTGGTCGGCAACACGTCGAGCGCGGCGAGTACAAACTTCGTCGCCTGCTCCCAAGACTCTTTGAAGTCCAGTTCCACGGGAGACGGCGTGAGTTGCTCGACAATGGGCTTGCCGCTGTCCTGCCCCGGCGGGGTGCCGGTCACGATGGGCTTGCGGAACTTCTGGGCGCCCGCGTACTTCTCCTGCAGGTCGGCCGCGACGCGATCGACGCCCGACTGGTCCAAGCCCGGCAGGTACACCACCGTCCCCGGCAACATGCCCTGCATCATGTGGCTGTGCCGCGCCTTGTCGATCGCTTCCAAGACATCCATCTGGATGCCGCACGCCGTGAAGACGCTGTAGCCGCTGAGCCGCGTAAGGGGGTGGGGCGAGATGAGCCGCTTCACTTCCTGCCCCGGCAGGATCGCGTTGTACGCGGTCCGATTCCCGAGCGTCCCATAAGCCCAGGTCGTGCCGCTGGCGTAGTACGGCGTGACGCGCCAGAACCCCTCGGGGTAGAGGGCGCTCGGCTGCTGCGGCTGGCACAGTGCCCGTTGCAGCGGGTACAGTTCGACCGGCTGGCCCTTGACGTTCGGCACGAACCACACCGGCGCCTCGCCGGTCAAGCCCTTCTGCAGCGCCATGTAGCCCAAGAGCGAGCCGAACGTCTCTTGGGGGTTGGGCGATTCGAGGAGCCGCGCCAACGGGTGATCGTACACCGGGGCGTAGTCTTCGTCGTTGCCCGCCCCGCCGTGGGGCGAAACCGCTTTCACGACGGCGAACGTACTCTTGCTAAACGTGGTACGGTCCCGACGCTTGCGGCGCTCCAACGTGGCGACCACGGACGCATACGCCGCGACGATGCGACTCAGAGCCAGGAACGCGGTCCCGGTGTAGTGCAGGCTCTGCTGATACGGGTCGTCGGTCCACTGCCCCGGCGCCGGGTGCCGCTGCGCGTACAGGAACGCGGCCCCGCTCGCCCGCTGCTGCGGGTCGCGGTCGTCATCGCGGGGACCGCCGCGGAGCATGTGGTCGAGATTGCCCATGATGCCCCTATGATGTGGCACCGTGGGGGAACCGACTCAGGCGCGGAACGCCATGTACGCCAGACGGCACGGCGCGCAGCGCCCGACGAAAGCGGTCCGCTCCGCACCGTCGGTGCAGACGAACCGATGGGCGGTCAGTTCGGTGCGGAGGAACGTCGGCCCCGAGTTGCCGTGATTGTGTGGTACAAGGAGTCGCTCGCCCGGCGCGTTCACGTCGGGGATCCACTGCACGGTGTCGTCCACCGGCACCAGCCCGCCCTCGCGCGCGTACCCCTCGACTTCCGCCTGCGGGGGCGTGCGCGGGACGCGGTCGAGGCGGATACGATGGGTGACGGGTAGCGCGGGCTGCGGCGGCGCGGGAGGAGCGGCGGGCGCCTTGACGGGCGGTAGGGTGAACGCGATGCCGGGCCACACATCGCCGAGCAGTTCCGCGGTGATTGGGGTGTTCGCGCCGAACCGGCCGCCGACGACCGGTGTTGTCGTCAGCGTGACCCGCTCGATGGGATGGCTGGCGGTGATGGCGGCCGCGTGCGCGAACCAGTCGGCGGCGGTACACATTACTGCGTTCGCGAACCCGCGTGAGCAAGTGAACTCCATGCCGACGCGATACCGTGTGCGGAGCGCCTTGAGAAACGCGGGGAGCAACTCCCCCTCGCGCCGCGTCAGTTCCGGCCTCCAGGGGTCCGCCCGCGCACCAACGGCAAAGGCGAACTCGCGCGTTTTGCTCCACGCACAGACCGCGCCCGTGACCGTCAGCCACCCGCTCTGAGGGCTGTTGAGTCGCGCCGTCACCGTCGCCCCAACGGGCGGGAGCGCTAATTCCGGGGCCAAGGCGCAACTCCAATGCTCGGCACCGGACGACGACGCCTCTGAGAATATGCGTTCGCAGTCGATACCTTCGGGACCGCGGGCTAGTTCGACCTGCACGCGGATGAACTCCGCCCGCGACGAAGCGCCCTGCTCTTGCAGGTAATCGGCGTACACGAGCCGCACGTTGTCGTCCGCGGGTGCCGCCAGGATCGCGGCCAACAGGTCGGTGCCGGTGTCGGTGGTCGCCGCGTCCATGTCCGCTTTACTCCCCTCGTGCCGCTTCCATCTGCTGCCGCATCTGCTCCGCCTGGGCCTGGAGTTGCGCCGGGTACTTGTCGTTCGGCCCCACCACCCAATCGAGGACCGGGTCCGACGCGACGACGAGGAACCGCTTGCACCCGCTGCAATACCGAAGGTCGTCGTCCACCTCGACCTCGGGGAAGAACTCCTCCCGGTTGCAGTCGCAGCTCCCGTTGCCCTCCGTCCACCACCACAGGTTCTCCGTCGAGTCCACCGTGACGACCGCCCCGCTCACCGCGTCCCACAGGGTCACGCGGCGCGGGACGTGGTCGTGCAGCGGGTCGGGCGACGGGTCCGGGGCGCGCGGGGTCGGCACGACCCTCGGGGTCGCCGCCATCACCGCCCTCGCGAACTCGCCAAAAGTCTTGAATCCGCCGTCCATGTCGCTCACGTCCCCTTCTCCAACTGTGCCAACGTCTCGCCCAGGTCGAACAGGTCGAACCACAGCACCGTCATTGCCAACTGCCACCACCCCGGATACGGCACCACCCGCTGCAAATCGGGGCGGGCGATCACCAGCAGCGTTTCCGCCGCGATCGCCTCGCGAATCCGCTTGGCGTCGTCGTGACGGTTCCGCTCCTCGAGCGCATCGAGCAACCCCCTCGCGGCGCTCCAGTCGCCACCTTTGAGCCACGCGAGGGAGCAGGTCTGCACGTCGCTGACCGGGGCGGGGGCCAGAGCCGGCCACGACGGAGGGGGTGGCGTCTGTGTGCCGCTCGTCGGCCAGACGCGCTGGAGGTCGCCGGGACTGACAAACGAGACGATCTCGTCGCCCCACTGCACGCCGAGAAAATCGCCCGACAACTCCACGACGGTCCCGATGCGCCCGTCGCTCTGGCGCCGCACCCGGTCGCCCACGGCGAACCCGCCCACGCGCTCCTCCATGCCTCTGCTCCTAGTAGTTGACCACGAACGCGCCGGGCTGCTTCCAGCACGCCAGCGCCACGGCGTCCCCGCTGTCGGTACTCCGTCCGATGCGCTTGCGGATCTCTTCCTTACTTTCGACCGCCACGCCGCTCACCCTCAACTCGTACCGGGGCGCGGTCAGGTCCGCGAGCAGTTCCGGGTCCGGTGGGAGGGCTAGCCTTGTTTCCGGGGGTCCGCCCTCGGGATCTAACAACGCCCTCACGTTCCACATCATAGCCGCGCGCAGGTTGGAGAACCGCAGCGCCGGCACCCGCGGGTCGCGGTAGCCCGTCGATTCCGACACCACCACCGCTTTTGCGCCCGGTACGCCCGATGCCCGTGCCAGATCGTAGGCGCTTTTGCCAATACCAATCGCGTCGATGTTCACAGTAACACTGGCGGCGCCGCCGCCGCACTGAATCACGAGGGCCACGATGCTCTGCCCGTCGGGGGTCTGAACGCCCTTGCGCTTCACCAGTGAGGCTATCAGCGTCCCGTGCCGGGGCGCGATCACGGTCCAGTCCTTGCCCTCCATCGCCACGTCCACGCCCAGCGCGTCCAGCGCCCCCGGAGCCTTCGATCGCTCCACCCACCGCTTTTGAGCTTCAACGACCCACTTCGTCGGCACCAACTGCCATCGGTCGTCTTGTCTCGCCGCCATCATGTCGCCGTAGCGGAGCATCGACCGCAGCGGTTCGGGCATGGCCTCGAGCGTCGCGGCGTACCCGGTGCGCATCAGGTCCGGGTTGTCCTCGAGTTTCGCCGGGACGAACGTGCGCGACCGCGGCGTGTAAAGCGTGCCCTTGTGGACCACGGCGCTACCGTCGGGGCACTCGACCTCCTGGCCGTCGATGGTCGTGTACCACCGCAGTTCGCCCGCCTGAGCGGGATTGGTCGCGCCAGGCATCCACGGCGCCCACCGCCGCAGCACCCATTCGCCCTCCGGGTTCGTCGGCGGATTGCCCGCCCCGACCACCCGGCACCGCTGCGTCGGGTATCGCCTCGCATCCAACGGGCGGTTCCAGCCGATGATGAACGTGTACTGCGATTCTGAAAAGGTGGGTAGTTCGTCAAAGAAGATGCCGTCGTGGGGCTGGCCCTGGTACTTCTGCCGGTCGTCCTCGTGCTCGCACCCGCCGACCTCGACCACGCGCCCGTCCGGGGTGCGCAACTCCCCACCGGATCCCGCGTACTTCCACGAGCCGTAGTCCAGTGCGATGAGGGCTTTTGAAATGGCCTTCGCGTCCACGGCGCGGCGCCGCAGGATGAGCGAGTTGCGGTGCGCCGTCAGCGCCAGACCGATGAGGAGTTGCGTCTTGCCGCCGCCCGCGGCCCCACCGAAGTACAACTCGTCGGCGTCACTCAGGTACGCCCGGCTCTGCGGCCCCTCGTTCGGGCACCACGGGGTTCCCGGCAAGAGCGCCGCCCGCAGTTCCGCCTCCTGCTCCGCTGTCAGGTTTTCGGGCACCGAAAACGGCGAGTAGTCGGGTGACGTGCTCAACGGCGGATCCCTTGTCGGCGCCCTCGTCCTTCGGCTTCTCGTCGTCCCACATCTTGAGCGTCTTGCCGAGCAGCTCGTAAGCCTTGATGCGCGCCGTGTGCTGGGCGCCGTCGCCGTAGAAGTTGGCCTCTTTCTTCAGCCCCGCGATGACGTAGCCCGCGTTGAGTTCGGCGGTGTGGATCGCCTCGCCGGTAGCCTTCGCGATGGCCTCTTTTACCCCAATATTTCCCAATAACTGACTCGCGCCGTTCTCCGCGGACCGCCCCTTGCCCTTGTACCCCGCCTTGACGTAAGCCTCTGTCGCGGAAAGACCTTTGAGGTACAACTCCACGAACTTGAGTTGGCGGGGGTTCAGGGGCCGCGGCATGGGGGCAGTTTCGCCCCCCGCGGGGGAACCGGGCTAGGCGACCTCCCCCGCGAACAGGGCACGGGCACAGGCACGGGCGAGGGCAGTAAGGGCGACCACCTCTGTCGTGTACGCGCCCGGAACCGGGAACTCCTTCGAGTCGCCGGGAGGCAGCGCGAGCCACACGTTGCCGGGTATGAACCACGGGTTATCGACCTGCGCCCCTTCGGGGCGCCCGATCCAGCGAAACAACTTCCCCGCCGAGATTTCGAGCGGGCGCCGGTCCGCGACGTGGACCTCCACCACCTGCGGGAAGTGGTCGCGGAGTTCGCGGCCCCACTTGGCGAGGCGCCACCCCTTCCCATCGCAGTGGTCACACGTTCCGGGGTTCGCGTCCTTCGACACGCCGCAGTGAGTCCCGCTCCCGTTGCACGCCTTACACCGCTCGAACAGTGCGCTCAGCGTCGGCACCGTGACGCTCAACATGCCGCGCCGGTACTCGCCCACGCGACCGGTGCCCGTCCCGACTCGCCCACGGTCGGAGCAGTCGGGACAGTCGTACATGCCGACGTGACCGCCGCTGAGTTCACCGGCACCGCTACACCGGGGGCACGGCGGGAACAATTCGGGGTGGGCGGCGAGCAGGGCGCGTTCCCGCTCACGGAACTCGCACCCCCGGCACTTCACGTTGTAGTCGCGCGGCTCGAACGGCGAACACAGGCACCCGCCGTCGTCCCACCCCGACCGGACCATTTCGCACTGCACGCGGACGAGTTCGGCGCGGGCGTCCTGCCCGTTCTCCTGCAACCAGTCGGCGTACATCAGGCGCGGCGTGTCCTCGTCCGGGTTGGCGCGGATGGCGGCGAGGAAAGCACGTTCGTCACTCACGCCTCACCCCCCTAGTCCCAACGGCGCCCACACGGCAACGTCGGCCTTCGTGTGCGGCCCCCTCTCGCTGCGGAGCCGCGTCAGCACGTCGAGGTTGTCGCACCCCGCGTCTTCGAGGGCGTCCGCCAGCACCCCGTACAGGTCGCGCTCCCCGAACGGCGCCGACCAAATCGCCTCGCACAACGATGCGACCGTTGGCGTGTTCCAGTCGGGGCGCCACGCCGCCGGACGTGAGGACTCGTACACGGCGTGCATCCACCGCCACTGAACCTCTGCCCCCGCTGCCCACGCTGCCCTCGCTGCCCACGCTGCCCCCGCTGCCCTCGCTGCCCCCGCTGCCCACGCTGTATCCGCTGCCCCCGCTGCCCACGCTGTATCCGCTGCCCACGCTGCCCACGCTGTATCCGCTGCCCTCGCTGCCCTCGCTGCCCCCGCTGCCCCCGCTGCCCCCGGATTACGGCACCACGCGAGACGCGCACCGATAGCCCGCTGTGGCCTCACGTCGATCGCACTGTACGCGGTCCACAGCGGCATCACGCTCTCCGCGTACACGCACAGCACGAGCGGCATCACGCGCGGCGGGAGCGATTCGAGCAGCGCCGTTCGGGGCGCACGCGCCCCGAAATCCCACGGCGGCGCCGCGGGCGGTCCGTCGCGCCACGCGCCGAGGTGGGGGAGCAGCCCGGCCTCGGTGGACCGGACCGGCGTCGTGGGAGGTGTCACAGTTTGCTCCTGAGTACCACGACGGGCATTCCGACGACGCGCCCGCGCTCGTCGGTGCAATAAGACACCTCGACCGCGTCGCCCTGCCGCAGCGCATCGACCCACAGCGTTTGGCAGCGCGGGCAAAAGGAGACGCGGCACCCGCACATCTCATCGACCCACGCCCGACGGCGCTGAGAGCGGTGCCCGAAAAGGTAACAGAGCCAACGGCGGAACCGTGTCACTGCGGAGCCTCCTTCGTTGATCCGTCCAGTGTAATACTCCCGTCCTCCAGCCCTTCGATCAACTCCCGCGCCACGTCCTCGGCCGTGCGGCGCGGGCGAAACAGCCACCGGACGAACCGCCACAGCGCGCGAAACGGGTTCACTGCGAAGCCTCCAGTGCCGGTTGCAGTTTCTGGCGATACCACTGTTCTGCCTCCTGCATGGCAAACCGCTTCGCCCACTCCTTCTGGCACCGCTCACAAAGCGGTGAACCGCCGACCGTACCGACGAACCCGCGCCCGCACCACGGGCACTCGCGCCACCGCACATCAGGATTCTTCGGCGAGAACCGCGACAAGAGACGCCACGGGAAACTCGTTCGGCGTTGTAGCCATTCGTTCACTTCTGAGCCTCCGTCATCGCGGTCCACTTGGCGACGGCGGCGCGAGCCGCGTCCAGTGCCGACACGTTGACCTGGGCGCCCCATGCGTTCTTGATGGGGTTCGAGAGGCACTGAACGAACAGCGCCAAGTGCGCTTCGCATATCGCCTCGCACGCCGCCTTGAGTTCGCCCGCGACGGCCCGCAGCGCGTCCCGTTCGGCGACCCACCCATCGGACGTGCGGCGCAACTCCCCCACCAGCGTGTCGGGCTTGTCGAGGTGAAGAACGAAAGCGGAAACCATCGCCTTGAGCCGCTCGTTCTCCGTCCGCAGCTTCGCCGCCTCCGCGTGCGCCCGGTCCACCTCGGCGTGCAGGTCGCTGAGGTATCGCCCGTCGGCCTCGCCCCGTGCGGCGGTCGCGGCGTCCCACGCGGACATCGCAACGTGTTCGCGCGACTTGAGACGGTCCGGGTCGGCGAGTCGCTCTTGCGCCCACCACCCCAAGAACCCGTCCACATTCGTACCACTCATTACCGTCGCTCCGTTCGCTAGAACCGTCACAAATCCAGCCGGCTTTAAACGCACGACGTTCGCTTACAGGGCGTTCGGGGCGCTCGGCAGTCCACCGGGACGTTTGGAGCGGTCCGGCGGCGTCCTGCGCAACGCCACGAAGGGTTAAGTGGGCATAGCTTCGACCGTCACCCGGACGCCGTAGCCCTTCGCGAGTTCCTGGGCGTAGTGCCACTCGATGCCGGCGCGCGTACCGTCGTCGCGCCCCAGCCACTTCGCGAGTTGGTCCCGACACGCCTTGAAGCCGGAAGCCAAGTTGTCGCTGTCCAGTGGCTTCCCGCCGAGCCGCACGAACCGCACGCGGAGCGGTCCGCCGGTGCAACGCACGCTCTCCGCGACCGCCTGCGGCACGCGGAGCAACTCCGCCATGAGCGCGAGCTTCTCGTCGTTCACCCGCTTGCGGCGAACGCTCCAGTGCTCTCGGAGGTTGGCAACGGACCGGATGCGTAGCCCCGGCACGGTCACGGTTACGGGCACGGCGGTCACCCCTTCCCCTTCGTACCGAGGTACACGCGCAGGCACGCGAGGTCGCAGAAGTCGCACGGCCGCGGCACGGGCGGGGTCAGGTGGACCGCCGCGCACGTCGGACCGTTGGGGGGAACGTAAGTCGCCGCCAGCGCGACGCGGTACTTGGGGTAGAACGCGTCCGGCCCCAGGTCTTTGCCGCAGTGGTCGCAGCGGATAATCTGCTCGGTCATGTCGTCTCCTTCTTCGCGGTCGGGTCGGCCAGCACCGCGGCGGCGCGGGTGTAAGCGGCGCGCGGGATCTCCAAGAAGTGCCCCGTGATGTGGGCCTTCGCGAAGGGTTGCAGCGCCTTCCGCAACTCCGCGATCTCTTCCTTCGCCTTCTTCACCCACTCCTCGACCGTCGTCAGCGCGTGCGTAGCGGAGTGCGCCTGATGCCCGCATTCACGCTCCGCGAACGTGAACAGGGTGTCGAGGACCGCGAGCGGCGTGCCGGGGGCGGCGGAGCGCAGCGCGTCGTTCTCCGCGAGCAGCGAGAGGCACCCGGCCGCGAGGTCCGGCACGAGCCGGCGCGAGGCGGCGATGAACGACTTGTCAATGTCGCGCTGCCGGTGGCCGCGGAGCGCGTGCGCCGTGACCTCGCACACGGGCACGTCGCCGCCGCACGCCCACACGGTGCTGTCGCGCGGGTCCGTGTCCCACGGCGGCGCCGTCGCCACCGCGCTCCACGCCAGCGCCTGCTCGCACCTCGCCTTGAGGTCCGCGATTCGTTCCGGCGTCATCACTTGCCCTCCTTTCGGTCGCGGTCCAGTACGACCGCGGGCCACAACTTCCACCGCGCCCATCCGCACTGGCACAGTGGCGCCTTCCGCATCTCGCGCGTGGTAAACAGCACCAATCGCGTGCAGACTTTGCAGCGATAGCGGAACCGTCCGGCCGCGTCGGGCTTGCTCACGTCGGTGCCCCCCGTGTGTGCCTTGAGCAGCGCCCGACAGACCGCGAGCGGCAGCGACGACTCCCACGCCTCCCACTCGCGCGACGGCTTGAACAGGACGCACTGCCACGCGATGCCGTTCCGCCGCCGCACCTCGAAGTCGCCCGGCCACGTCTCCAGGGCGGTGAGGGCGACAGCGGGGTCCGTGGAGTATTCGGGGATGCATCCGCGTTCGCACTCCTGGCACGCGGCGATTGACCCCTCCGCGCACTCCAGGGCGAGGTCGGCGTCGCGCCGGCTCCACCCCATGATTCGCACGGCGACTTCCGCGTCCAGTTCGCGAAACTCTTTGTCGGTCATGTCCGTGCCCCCGTGGTCGTCGGGTCGAGCAGTTCGGCCCGCCGCTCGGCGGGCAGTTTCGCGAACGCGAGCGCGGCGGCGTCCTCGGTCTCGCAGCGGGTGCGGTAGCCGAACGGTCGAATCGCCATCAACTGCATCCGCTCTTCGTGAGTCAGCCCTTCTTTCAGCGGTTCCAGCCAGAGCGCGGACCAGTCTTCATCGATCATCGAATACGGATGCTTGTAGTTCACATGCCAGAAGGAATGCCACCACTCATTCGTCTCCCACCTCGCTTCACTTACAGACGGCCACTTGCGCCCGACGCCCAGCGCCCGGTAGCCTTCCCCTCTCGGGTCGCCGCGCTCCTCCAACCAGTCCGCGAACACCAGGCGCGTGACGTGGTCTTCCGGGTTGGCGTCGAGCGCCGCTTGAAACGCACTCTCGTCGTCCATCACTTCGCGTCCTCCGGGTACTTGGCGGCGCGCGCCGCCCGCGCCTCGATCGCCAGCGCGACCAGTCGGGCCGCGAGGTGCTCGGCCTGCTCCGGGGTCATGCCCACGGAGAATTTGCCCGGCAGCGAGTCGGGCAACATCACGACCCGCAACCCCTCCCGCACGAACCGGGTCCGCGCCCAGTGGTCGAAGCCGGCGTTGCCGCTCGTCGGTTCCGTGGTGGGCATCACGCCACCTCCGCGCTGTTCGCTTCCACCGCGTACCACGTCAGCCCCGCGCGCCCCGTCACCCGCGACGGCCGCGCCTCGCCCCGACGGACTAAGCCCAAGCGTTCAAGCTCGCTCAGTCTGCGCGCGGGTTGGTGCCTCTGCATCCCCGCCGCCTGTGCGATCTCGTCTGAGGTTAAACCCGGCTGAGCAACCACGGCGGCTAACACTCTTCTCCTCTGGTCCGCGGCAATTCCACTCGCCGTGACTTCCTCCGCGGCGGCGTGGCTCGTCGCGTCGTCGGTGGTGCGCGCCATCGTGTGCAACGGGATCGCCCGTTGCTCATCGAGGTGCTGACTCACGGGCGGGTCGAACGCGTCATCTTCCAGCCCGTCGAATAGCGTCGGCACCTTCGGCTTGCCGTCTTGCGCTCCCTCGGTCGCCCGGCGCTCGAATTCGTCAATCGCCTCGGACGCGTCGGTGCATCCGTTGAACCGCTCGGGGATGTCCTTGAAGCTCGCGCACCACAACTGCCAACCCATCTCGGTCTTTAGCCCCGTGAGCAGGTGCGGGCCGACCTTGTGGTGGATGCGCGCGGGCTTGGGTTGCTTAGCCATTGGTCACGCCCTCCTCCGCGGGGTGAGAAACCGAGAACGAACCGTGCCGGAACGTAACGCCCCGGAACCGCGCCGCGAGGTCCGAAACGACCATCGTCTCGTAGTCCACGGCCGCCTCGCTCGGCAACGTCACGGCGACATCGGTGATGGGTTGCCGCGCGAGCAGTGCCGCGAGTGATTTCAACGTGTTCCGCTCGACCGCCGGGTGGTCGCCCATGTGGACCGACCAGCGCCACAGGAACCCGTTTTTCCAGTCATAGGCAGTCGGGTTCACGAACCGCCCCGCCGCGCCCGCCGTCCACTCGTGCGCGTACCGCTCGATGTGGCCGCGCAGGTTGTGGACGAGGTCCATCAACTCGGCGTTCGGCACCGCCCGCGTCGGGTCGCTGTAACTCAGATCCTGCTTCGCGCACTCGTCCAAGATGTCGCGCAGTTCCGCCATCCGCACACACCCCCGAACGAACCGGGCGTGGTCCGCTTTGCTGCGCTCCTCCAGCCAGTCGGCGCAGACCAGCGGCGTAACGCGGTCGTCGGGCGACTTTCGCAGCGCGGCCACGAACGCGGCGTAATCGGGATGGTGGTAGGGGTTCATCCCGCCCTCCGTTTCCGCGCCTCGTACACCGGCTCGGTGCGCATCGTCACCTCGTACACCTCCACCACGTCGCCGCTCTTGACGAAGATCACGCGCTCCGGCGGGTACTCGGTCCCGCCCCGGTCGCGGTTCTCGCTGTAGAGTTCGGCCGCGGCGCGGGCGCAGTCAGCCTTGACCGCGCTCGCGTCGCACTCCTCGTACCCGTCGCCCCAACAGAGAAACGTCGCCATGTCACATCGCCCTCCGTTGCGTCGCGCCCCTGCGCTGCGCCTTCTCGCGCTCGCGGCACCATCTCTCGCACCAGTAACTTCCCGCCGGTAACACTTCGAGTTCGTCAACGCCGACGAGTTCGATCCACCCCCGGCGGATCAACTCGTCTTGCGCTTCGAGGGGGATCACGACCCACGAGCGGCCCGTCCACGATGCCGGGTCGATCGCGTGAGCTTTCAACTCGCCGTCCTCGAAGAGTGAGACTTCGTCGGCGCTCAGGATGGCGTGGAGGCAGTGCATCACTTCGTCGGATGGGTAAGTCACGCCGCGTCCTCCTGTGCCGAGTGCCCGTCCTTCGCCTTCGCCTTCGCCACCCGCGCCCGCAGCCGGGCGAACACCGCCGACCGCTCCGAACCGGTGCGAACGGTCACGCGCTCCGCCCCTCTGCCGCGCCCCGCGTTACCACGAGGGCCACGTTCTCGGGCGTCTGCGGCAGGAACTTGATGTACCCGCCGCAGGCCGCGCACGAGGCCCGCAGGTGCCGCTTGCCGCCGGCGAACTCCTGCCACTCGACCCGCGGGAAGGTTTCCAACCCGCACCTGCGGCACACCAGTGCCAACGGTGTTGACTCGCTCATGCCGCGTTCCTCCGAGTAATCAACTCCCGAACCCGCTCCGCAATCAGCGCGCACGCCGCGCGAACGCGGGCCATGTCGTGCGCGTGGTGGGCACGAACGCACCGCTCCGCTTGCCCGGCGATGACCGGATCCCGGCCCGAAACCCCGCTCTCCGCAACCACGGCGTCCGCAGCCTCCTCGAGTCGGATCGCTCCGCCCGCGTCCCACGCCGCCAGATGCGCCAAGAGCGCGGGCTTGTTGGCGAGGACGAGTTCGCGAAGAAAAGGAGAGAGCGGGTTGGGCGCACGGTAGTGGATGCTCCCACCGTCCGGCCAAAGGGCAGCGCCCTCGACCGCGAGTGCGCTCAACACCGTTCCAATTGGTCCGACTGGGCAATCCATGACCGCACCCCAAGTACCGCCCCGGTTTTTTTGCGCGCCGTGTCCCCGAGACTGCTTCCCCGTAAAGACTGACCGAGACTGACCGGCCTCACCGGTATTTCCGTGGTTAACGATTGAAACATCAGTCCCCATCAGTCCCCATCAGTCCCCATCAGTCTGGTCAGTCTCCCTCAGTCTCTCTTACAAGAGAGAGAGGAGGGGGTGGGCTACAGGGTGCCCCCGTGCCCCCCACTCTCTTCGCTAACCCGTATCGCCTGTTGCGCCGGGCGATCGCGCGGGCGCGGAAACTTCGGCCCGACCCACACCCACCAGCACCCGCCCTCTTGCCCGGCGTTTGACGAGGACAGTCGTCCGGGGGCGTCGGGGTCGCGTCGCATTTCGGCCTTCGCGTCTTTGATGACGTTGAACGAGAAACCCAGCGTCTTGAGCGCCTTTTCCATCTCCTTGTCGGGCCACGCGTACTCGCCCAGAAACGTGCGGATGGCCTCGACGCACTCCTCGACGCTCTCCTTGCTCGCGGCGGGCTGGCGCGCCCGCTTGATGCCCGCGATGGTGTCCGCGTTCACGTCGATGTGCCCCTCCCACGATTGGCGAAACAACTGTTTCGCCAGGGCGACCGCGTCCGCGGGCTTCATGTCGGGCCACGCGCCGAGCAGCAGGGGCACGCCCTCGTCAACCGGAACGTCCCGCATCCGATAGGCGAGGCCCGCCGTACTCGATTTCAGCACGTTCGATTTGATGGGGATCATCAGCTTTTTGTCGGCGTCGTCGGGGTCGGGCGCGATCATGTACGCCCACCGCACCGCGTTGACGTAGCCCGCCGACCCGCCGACCCGCGAGACGGCCGACGCCCCGGCCGACTTGTTCAGGTGCTTGATGAGCAGGACGCACGCGCCCGACCGGTTCGCGGCCTCCGACAGCGGACCGAGGAGGCTCCGCAGTTCGGCGTCCTGGTTCTCGTTCACCCCGCTGCGACCGACGTAGGCGCCCGCGGGGTCGATCACGATGAGCTTGATTTCGGGGTCGGACTGGAGCGCCCGGTCGAGTTCGCGGAAGTGCCCCATGTGGAAGTCGAGAACCTTTCCGGCCCTCTTCATCCGCACGCCCTCGACGCGCAGGATGTTGTTGCGGTCCGCGCCCAGCGCCGCGAGCCGCGGGACGATGGTCCGCGCCCAGTCGTCCTCACAGCTAATGAGGAGCGTTTTCGCCTTCACCTTGTCGGGGTAGTTCAGCCCGAACGCGCACCGGCCGACCGAAAGGGCCGCGGCCAGTTCGAGCGTCGTCATGCTCTTGCCGTGCCCGCCCTCGCCGGCGAAGATCCCCATCATCCCGGCCGGGATGTACCCCGGAACGAGGTAGTGGACCGCCTCGGGGACGATGTGCCCCACGGACGCGAACACCAACTCGCTTTCGCCGGTGTCCCCGTCGGTCGTGGGCGGGCTGTACCCCGCCTGCCCCGCCTTCGGCGCCGCGTCCGCCTTCTTCTTCGCGACCCGCGTCCCGAACCCCCGCTCGTACAGCTTCGCGTTCGACTCCTTGAAGTTGCCGCCGTGTTCGAGCAGGGCCACCAGCGCGGCGGGCGCGTACCCCTTCATCTCCTTGAGCGGCGGCGCGCCGTCCGTGAAGCAGTAGAACACCGCGCGGCCGTCGATCGACAGCACGTTGCCGCCCTGCCCGTCGCCCGCCGCCTTGCCGGGGCGAACCACGTCCACCGCACCGTCGGCGCGCGTGCCCCCGCGCGCCCACCCGTTCCGCACCAGTACCGCGACCACGTCGTTTACGGTTGCCTTTGCGTTGAAGTCCTCCCACGCGAAGACCAGTCCGTCCGGGCGCTCGGTCTTGGCCCCGCCGCCGGTCTGCACCTCGATGCCGTGGACCGCGGCCTCCGTCGGGATGCCCTCGATCGGGCCGCCGCCGAGCGCCAGGACGTGCTCGACCGCGTCGGCGTCCCGCACCCACTCCGTGCCGTTCCACACGCGCGGCCACACGTCCCGCGTGTGGTGCCGGCCGGGGAGCCGCACCCAGTTGCCCCATTCCGTCGCGCCGTCGCTCTTCGGGAACACTTCGGGGATCTTCTCGAACCCGAACGCCGCGAAGTCCCGCACCAGCCAGTTGCCGAGCGAGCGGAGCAGCGCCGCCGCCACCGCGCCGTCGAACAGCACCCACAGGTGAAACCCGCCCCTGCCGTTCGACTCGTACAGCAACACGCAAAGGCCCAGTGCCGCCGCGCGCCGGGCGACGTGAACGGCGTACCGCTCGTTCGCCAGCGGGTCGCCCTTGTCGTCGTGGTTGTCGATGTCGATGCAGAGCCACTTGCCGAACTTGTCCGCGCCGTAGCTGTACGAGCCGACGACCGCCCGCGTCTCGGTCGCGCGGAAGTGCTGCGCCAGACGCGCGTGATTCAGATAGCCGACCTTCGCGTCTTCCGCTTCCGGCGGGTCGGCGTAGGGCTTGGCCCGCCCGGTCTCCTTGTTCACGGAGTACCGGCCGCACCGGTCGGTGCGGTTCACGAGTCGCAGCATCGCCCAGCGCGCCAGGTCTTCGGCGCGCGTGTGCCACGGGTTCAGCTTGAGTGTCCGTGCCGCTTCGCTCATCTCAAAGTCGCCTCGTAGTCGCGCCCGCGGGCGGTTCGGTCAGAACGGGATGTAGTCGCTGGAGCCGGCGGGTTGCGCCTCGGCGCCTCCGGTCAGTCGCCGCCGGCACTCGTCGGACGCCTCCTTCATCCGCGTGCGGTCGCCGGCGCCGGTCGCGGTGGGCCACAGGCGCTCGCGGATCGCCTCCAGACGCGCGAACCCCGCCTCGTCGTGAACGAACCGGTACTCGGCCACGAGGTCCGCGGGGGTCGCCGGACCCGGCTTGTTCGACTCGGTGACGGGGGCGGGGCCGGCGGGGGCGCCGGCCCACCGCACGAACAGGCGCTTCGGCTTCTTCTTGGTCGCGTCCGTCTCGTCGGGGTTGAACTTGGGGTTGGGCTTGAGGACGACGCCGAACGGCCTGGGGGCGCGAACGATGAACGCGTCGCTCGACTTGTTCGCCCCGCGCTCCGGGGCCGCGGTGCCGGGGAAGACCCGCAGGGACGCGAGCTTCAAGCCGCTCGCCGCCTCGAACGCGGCCACGTCCTCAGGCTTGTTCAGGTACACGCTGAACGTCTTGAACTTCGCCGCGTCGTTGGACGAGTACAGGTCGAGTACCGGCGTTTCGCTGCGGTCGCTGTTCACCTTTTCCCGCCGCAGGACGTAGCCGATCTCTTCCTTCTCTTCGCCCGCCTCCAGCCCCGGCATGTTCACCAGCCACCCCGCGCCGAGCGCCGCCGCGACCCCCGCGAGCGCCCCCGCGTAATCGAACGGCACCCCGACCGGGAGCGTGACCAGAACGCCCTGCGCGGTGAACAACTTCATCCAGCCGCACGCCGCCCTCGCTTCGTCGCCGCCCATGACCCGACCTCCAAAAAGAGTAAATCGACGGGAACACAATCTACACATTGTGTACCTCAGAAGCGTAAGCTTCCGCTGCCGTTTAGTCAACGGCAGAATCTACACATTGTGGAATTTAGTCGAGTCGGTGCCTCTTCGCGAACTGGTCGAGCAGCACGAGAGCGGACTTGGATGGGTTGCGCTCGCGGTACTTCCACGAGACGTAGGCGCGCTCGGACACACCGAACATCTCGCCCATCTGGGCGTCGGTCTTGTCGAGCTTGGCCTGGAGCGCCTTGAGGCGTTCGGAGTGCTTGGCGTTGACTTCCATTGCGTCGATCATTGTATCTACCTCGACCCCACTGTGTGTAGTTCGCTCCCCCGCCGTCGTCATTGCTCGCCCTGCCCCTTACTCTCAGCCTCGTCCGGCACGAACTCCCCCAGTCGCTCGGCGCACGCCGCGCACAACTCCCCGCCCGGTCCCGTCACCCCCGGTACGCCAATCCCATTCCCCACATGCCCCGGCAGGTGGGCGAGGCAGCACCACACGCTGTCACTCCGCGTGCGTTCCGTTGGCATCGGTCGCTCCCCGCGTTCCATTTGTGTGTCACCCCGCCCCGGCGGGAGGTGGGGCGTCCTCGTCCCACCGCTCCCCGCGAATCCCCAACTCCAGCGCCAGCAGGTGCAGCCCCGCCCGGACGATCCGCTCGTCCCGCGCCGACCCGTCCGCCCCGCAATTGGCGATGCGCTCGAAGTCCGCCGCGAGCCGGCGCGCGTCCGCCCACAGTTGGTCCGCGGTCGCCAGGATCGCACTCAGTTCGGCGTCCACGTTGCTACCCTCCTTGCCGTGGGTCCGGTCACGCCGCGCCCGAAACCGGCGCCGCGTCGAAGTTCGTCCACAGGCACTCCGTCATCCGCCGCTTGCTCCCGCTCGTGGTCCTCCCCGACGCGTGGTTCGGTAGGTCGAACTCGTGCCGGTGCCAGTCTCCGAGCCAGCCGTCGTACAGTTCGCTCCGGTAGCCGCTCAGCATCACCTTGCCCCGAATCGACGGCGCGGTGATTACTTCGAGCAGTTGGCGGTGCTGCTCAGTTGTCATCTCGTGGGCGTAATCGGCGGTCGTCGCCCGCGTCTCGTGCAGGTACGGCGGGTCGAGGTAGAACAGGGTGTCGGGTCCGTCCTGTCCGCGAATCACGTCGAGGGCGTCCCGGTTCAGGATCAGCACGCGCCGCAGGCGGGCGTGAACCTCGGGCAAGCCATCGACCGCACTCAGCCACGCGGAGACTTCGTTGTTCATCCCGCGCCGGGTCCGCGTCTTCGTGATGCCCGTGAACGGCTTCATGCGGCCCGCGAGCGACTGACGGCACCGAACGAAGAACGCGGCGGCACACCCGACCGGATCGACCGAAACCAAATCGTCGTCGGGCATGCGCCCCCGGTATTCCACCTCGGAAAAGGGCACCGCCTCCATCACCCGCAGGAACTCGGCGAACAGCGCCCCGCCTTGAAGGACTTTCCAGAAGTTGCTCAGTTGGAGATTCAGGTCGTTCACGACCTCGCTGACGCCCTCCGGGTTCTTCGCCAGCAGCACCGACAGCCCGCCCGCGTAAGGCTCGACGTAGTGGACGTGCGGCGGCATCAGCGCGACGATCTTCGACGCGAGGTAGTGCTTGCCACCGTGCCACTTCACCGGTTGCTTGAGCTTCAAGGCAATCTCCGTTTGATGAGGGTCGTTCGCGCTCTCAGCGTAGCGCTCGCGGGCGCCGGGCGCAAGCGAACATCCTCACCACTCGCTCCCTTCGCTCAGCCGCTCCGCGTCCGCCAACGCATAAACCACCACGGGCTTGCCGAACCGCACCCCGCGATCGACCCGCCCGGTAGCCGAATAGCCCGGTAGAACAGGGGTGAGGATCGCGCGCCACGAGAGCAACCCGCTCTCGACCCAGCCTTGCACCACCTTCAACGGACGGTCGATGGCGGCGGCGATGCGCTCCAGCGGGAGCAGTTCTTGGCGGTACTCGGTCATCGTTTAGCCCTTCGCCGTGAACCCCAACCCTTGCCCGCGATTCCGGCGAGCGCAACCGAACTCAGACCGCCCGGCGGTCCAGTTTCGTGTCCGCCGGGTGGAAACACGTTTCCTTCCGCTCCACCCGCTCCTCGTACACCCGCAACCGCTCCTCGCTTCCGGGGCGGGTCGTCGTGGGCACCGTCGCGGGTCCGACCGGCGCCGAGAGCGCACCCCGCTTGACCTGTCGGCGCAGCTTCGCGTTGCCCTTGCGCTGTTGCATCCGCGACGCACACTCCATCACGTCGCTCCGCTTCACGAGCGGGCGCGGGCCGTCCCACGCCGCGACCGGCAGCAGCCCCTTGCGGCGCCAGTCCGCCACCGTCCCGACCGGGCGCCGCACCAGCCGGGCCGCATCGGGGATCGTGAGGAGCGCGTCCGCACTGGTGTCCGTACTCACAGGCTCGCCCTCCATCGCTTCGTTGCCTCGCCGTTCCTCGGGCGCCCGACCCGGCGCGCCGCGTGACACGCCAGCACCGCCTCTGCGTCGAACAGCATCCGTTTACGTGTCCCGCACCGCTACCCGCCTCCGGGGAAGCCTCCGAAGGGGACACACCGCTCAGGCGCGCCAAATCGTCCAGAGCGCTCGCCACATTGATTGCCGTCGGGGTCATCGTTGCTCCTCTGTGCCTTGCACGAACCCCACGGGCACCCGGTACGTCACGCCCGCGACTTGCACGAGCACCGACCCCGGAGCTACCAGCCGCAGCACGCTCACGGGCGTCCCGGCGGTCAGGAACCGCGGCGCGGCGGGCGCGTGCGAGTGGTCGGTGTGCTTCACGGGCCACGCCAGGAGGCCGCAAAGGAGCGAAGACATCGGGCGTTCTCCACTTTCAGAGG